CCCCCGCCCGCGCAGAACATGAAGCACATCGCTGCGCTCTGCGGCTTACGCCAGACGTAAGGCCCTGCGGCTTTGAACCATTGGACGTCGGCCCGCATCGCCTCACCAGGAGATGATCACCACAAGGCCGTCACCGCCAAGGCCGCCCAGGCCAGTCGTCGAGCCCGTGGTTCCGGCGCCGCCGCCGCCGCCGCCGCTGCCCAGTCCCCCAATCCCGCCGGCCGCGCCCACCAGTTCAACGCCCACGCCCGCGTTGCGCTCGCTGCCGCCGCCGCATCCTCCCCACGAGATCGGAAGGCCCCGATAAGTCAGAGTGCTACCGTCAAGCCCCGGCGTGCCGACGCCCGGCGCGACGCCGGCCGATGACCCGATACCGCCCGAGAACGCGGGGGGCGATATACCCGCGCCGCCTAGCGTACTCGTGATCCCGCCGCCGGTCTTGCTCGTGGTCGCGCAAGATGCCCCGCCGGCCCCGCCGGTCACCACGAGCCCGGTGGTAGGAAGCGCGATGGTCGTGCCCGCCCCACCCGCTACGCTCGCAGCACCGTTCTGGCCGGTGACCAACAGCGATATGGGCGCTCCTGTAGGGCCCTGTGTGGCGCCGCCGGTCCCGCCACTTGTGGTCGTACCGTGCTGCCCGCCGATGACGCTGCCGACCAGATCATCCGAGAGCGTGGTCGGCGAAACACCGACGTAGGTTCCGGTCCCGTTGAAAAGAGTGCCTTTGCCGCCGCCTGCGCCGACCGAAACGAAGAGCACTTCAGGCAGGAGCGTGGCGATATACATCGTGGCGCACTGCCCGCCCGAGCCACCGCCTCCACCTCCTCGCGCACCGCTCGCTATAGCCCCGTTATTGCCCCGGCCACCGCCCGAGAGCGCGAAGATGTAGACCATCGAGGCCCCGCGCGGCTTCGTCCACAGGCTCCAGCTGGCCCCTTCAGCGTTCGAATTCGCGTGGAAGACCTTGACGTCGCAAACCGTCTTGCCCGGCAATCCGAACGCATCGAGCACATCAGTACCTGCCGGCCACGGCCGTCACGATCCAGCCCGCAGACACGCCCGTGCCGAGGCCGACGTAGATCCTGAAGGCCGGATCGATCGCGAGGTTCATCATGTAGTCGATATCGACCGTGGCGGCAACAATCGTCGCAGTCGTCAGCGGCAAGGAAACCTCACCATAGAAGACGTTATTCGTCGCCGTCGTGTTGGCACTCCCGTTGTTGATGTAGATGCGCGCGACCGAGGCGACGTTCGAGCCGCCGGCCTTGAAGCGCAAGCGTTCGATGAAGCTCCCATTCGTCGCATCCGCCGTGAAGACGAGCGAGTTGTTCGCGCTGACCCCGGTCGTGTCGTTTGCAGCCGCCGTGATCGGCTGATTCATCCCGGTGCCGTTGTTGTTCGATATGCTGCCAACGCGGCTATAGACCGGATCGACGTTCGGGCCTGCGGAAAGGATCAAACCCATCGCGCCCATCAGGCGCGTCAGCCGCTCGTGCGCGGGGCGCAGCAGATCGATGAGTGTCATACCCTGCCTTTCAAGGCCGCGCGTAGCCGCGCGCGAGCGCGAGTTGCCGGCCGACGTTGGCGCGGCTGACTTGGGTGAACGATGCGGTCACGAACACGTCCTTCGTACCTGCCGAGAAGTTCACCAGCGCGTTCGCATTGCTGCTCTGGATCACCGTGTCGCGCGTGAGCCCGGTCGTGCCGTTGAACGTGCCGATCGAGGTCTCCCACTCCGTCCCACTTTGGCCGGCAACGCAGAACTCGACGAGGCACGCGGCAGATCCGAGCCCAGATGGGAAGGTCTGATAACCGCTCGGGGCAGACCCGGCGAGCGTGAGTGCGCCCGTGCCGGTCGTGGTCGTCGTGTCCTTGACCCGGTCGGCGAAGTACGGCATCAGGCGATCCGAACCAGAGCGTTGCTCGCATCGTTGGTGGGCATGGTGAGGGTGAAGGTCCCGGCCACGATCGTCTGCGATCCGAACGTGTGCACCGAGACCGCGTTCTTGCCGGCTGAGGTGTCGTTATAGATCAGCACCGCATCGAACGCTGCGATCGTGACCGTCGTATAGACGAGGCTCGCGCTCGGAGTCCAGAATGCCGTCGTGCCGGTCGAGGTCGGCACTGTCGCGTTCGTCACCGCGATACCTCCTGCCGAGTATCCGGTGCCGGTCGCCTCGCCGGTGGCACTGTAGGCCGTGGTCGAAGCGTTGACCGTCGCGCTCGCGAAGTAGAGCGCGGCCTTGAACGAGTCCTTCGTCGTCGCCGCTCGGATCACGCCGACGCCGAAGTTGTGCAGGCCGTCGAGCAGATCGACCTTGAAGCTGGTCGTCATCGCCTGCGTGTTGGCGCAGAGCATGAGCCCCGCGATGCCCATGTAGCGCGTCAGCTTGTTGTGCAGCGGGCGCAGGAGTTCGATTGCTTTCATGCTTTTTCCTTCATTGGATCAGTCCGATTTCCGCCATGCCGGCGGGCCATTTCTTCAGCTTCACCTGAGCGTCGCGCCGCACCAGTCGGCCTTGCAGCCAATACTCCTGCCACGTCGTCGTCTCGTTGTCGTCCTCGAAACCACCCTCGCGGTACTCGAGCAACTTCTCGTCGATCTCGCCCTCGGAGGTATGGATGAGCTTGAAGGTCATGTCGGTTGCGCGAGTTGCGGAATCTGCGGCGCAATGACGGGCTCGGCCACCGGAGCCGTCGGCGCCTCTTCGCCGGCAAGCTCACCGCCAACGATTTCGCCCTTGTCGTTGTAGTTGAACTTCACCTTCTTCTTGCCCCGCTCGGTCTGCTTGGCCATCGCCGCGGCCACCGCCTGCTTGACGATGTCCTGGATCGTGCCAGCGTTTGCAGCCTGGGATTCTCTCTGCCCTATCGCCTGCTCCTTGACCTGGATCAGTTGCGCCTTGGACTGCGTCTGTGCACCCAGAGCTTGTTGCGCCATCTGCGCTTGCTGCTGCATCTGCGCTTGCATGGCTTGAGCCTGCTGGGCAATCTGCTCGTCGACCTGGTCTTCCGAGGGCACGACATCGTCGACCGGGAGTTCCATCGCAGCGGCGACTTCCCGAACGATGTTGGCGATGTACTTGGGCCCGAGGATGTTCGCAATGACGGGGTTCCCCGTCACCATCTGCAGGAACTGGGTTCTCCTCTGCTGGGCACTTTCCTTGATGAGGATGGCCGCTGCTCCACGTGGAACAACGATGTTCGGACCCTTGATGGAATCGTCGGGGTTGTAGAGCATCTCGTTCACAAACGTGTCGCCGATCGTCGCCGAGATCACGTTCAAGTCGATGTTGGAGATCGCGCGCCGCAGCCCCTTGGCCGCGTTATTCATCAGCATCGAGAGGCCCGTTGCCGTATCGGCAGAGCCGCCGGCCCTCTCGTTGCCGTAGGTATAGCGCGGGATCCCCGTCGCGTCGTCCGCCCGGATCTCCCACTTCTCGTAAGTCGCCATCAAAGAGGCCGCCCGGTCGTCGGCCTGGAAGAAGCCGATTCCCGGATTGACCCCTTGCGTCGGGTCCGATTTCAACTGCCAGAGCCGCCACGGAGACACCGTGGTCGTGTCCTCGCCGTCTGCAAACCGGTCGGCATGGACCCACACCATCGGCCCCGAGGCCATCGAAAGATTGTCGGCAAGGGCACACGCAATCCCGTTGCACATCTTCTGGGAGGTCGCGCAGAGGTCCGGAATCGAGCGCCCCCAGAAGGCCCCGGGGATCTCGTCGTAGCAGGCCTTCCTGTAGGGTCTCTGGTCCAGGGGATCCGGGTTCACCGCGGCATAGAGCACGTAGCGCCCCGAGATCATCACGTTGCACTCGTAGTCCTTCGTGTCCTCGATCTCGAAGCCCTTGGCCGACTGCACGCCCCAACTCAGAAGCTTCCAGCCCGGGACCGACCCCCAGTAATTCAAGGCGTCGATGACCCCCGGAGGAGACAGCCACATGTAGAGCGACTCCTGCTCCAACCTCTGTCTCTCCGCTTCGGTCCACAGCCACCCCTCGAGGTGGCCGTTCGAGTAGTCGATCAGGGCGAGGTCGATCTGCTCGTCCTTGTAGTTCGGCAGACCCTTCAGGTCGTGGAGTTCTTCCCTGCGAAACCTGATCCGCTCGATGAAGTCGCCGTCCTGGCAGGTACGGGCCGAAGGGGACGGGTAGGCATCGAAGGGGGAGACTCTCTCCCAGGACTGGACCGGGTTGTCGGTGACGAGAGGCTTGAAGCCGGCGCCCCACTCAAGCATCTTCTTCCGCTTGTAGATCGGGCCCTTCAGGATTGCCGCGGGGTACGTGACGAAGTCCTCGACGAAGCCGTCCAGAGCAGGTTCGTACCCGCCTTCATCCAGCCGCTCAGCGATCTGCTTTTCCATCCGGGCGGCTCTCTTCTCCGCCCCCTTCTTAATGGCCTCTTCAGCCTGGGTCCTCAACTTGTCACCGATCTGCCCGGCCAGGGTCCGGAACTCGTCCTTCGTCAACGTCCCGCCGCCGGCCTGCGCGGTCTGCTGCATCGCGGCTTGCGCCTGCTGGATCGCGCTCCCGACAATCGTCTGTTGCAAGGGCTTCGGGAGATTGGGGATCGGAGGAGCCTCGACCCCCCACGGTTGTTCCCCAACCGGAAGCACGATCTCCCGGATCCAGGCAGACGCCGCCCGGCACTTGGTCTCGGTCAGGTCCGCCCAGACGATGTTCATCCCCGAGGAGGAGGCCTGAATCGCCGCAATGGCCGCCGGCGAATAGATTCCCCGCCGTGCCCTCAGGCAGTCCAGGAGCTTGAGATCGATCTTTTGCTTGGCGAGCTTGTTGCGCCCCCAGGCCGCCCGGACGTGGCTCGCCAGAGCCGAGAGGGCCCCGGTCTCGTCGATCGATTGGGCCGTCGGCGGCTTTTCAGCCTGGCGGGAGAGCAGTTGCTGCAATCCCAAGACCCGCACCATCGGGTTCGCACCGCGCGGTGAGGTCGATGTCAGAGCCGATGAGGAAGGCGTCACATGCAAGTCCCGTGGGAGATCTGCATGGCCGGGGCCGCTTGCTCGGGCGCATTATGGTGTCAAGGGGCACAAACGACAACGCCCCGGTGAAGTGGCGTTGAAGGCCGGGAGCAACTCCGGCAAGCCAAGCGGCGCAATAAGTTCGGGGCGACGGTGCAAGCGAGTGTCCAGCGACTTCAGACGGTTCGTCTTGCACGACTTGCCGCCCCTATGACCTCGTCCCGAGGGCACACCTCGGTTAGCCCCTGTGGGGGTGTATGGGAGAAGTATAACTCAAGGCGTCACGATCGTTGGGGACAGGGACCAGCGGCGGGAAGACGACACCGGGACCGGTCATGTAGGTGTCGGATCCGATCGTGACTTCGGCCAGGTCGTTGTACCCGTCGTACGTGTAGACCATCGGAATGATGAGCCCACCGTCGTTCGGCACGTTGTAGCAAAAGCGCGAGAGGCCGCCGCAGTCGTCGGCGCCGAGGTTGACCGTCGCCGCACGAGCCGCACCGACAAAGGATGCCGCAAGCGTGGCAAGAACCGAGAACAGCAAATAGCCGAACAACTTCTTCATGCGAGCCCCTAGAACCACCGGATTCTAGAAACCCACAATCTCCCACCACCTAGCAGACCACTCGCCCGTAGGGTCAACGGCTCCAGATGATCTTGCGCCGAACCACAGTCCGCGCCTTCGCAGTCACGATCTTCCTGTCGATCAATTCGGGAATGAACGTCAGCGCCAGCGAATCCGCCTTGTCCGGCGACTTGC